GGATTAGATATGTATATGCCTGGAAACGGAATTAGATTTGAAACTACTATCTATGCAGATGTAACTGGATCAGGATCTGTTACTATCGGATATACTGGCTAGGAGGCTAAATGGCTAACACTACCTCGGGAACTACAACGTTTGATAAAACTTTTTCTATTGATGAAATAGTAGAAGAAGCTTTTGAACGATTAGGTATTCAACAAGTTTCAGGTTATCAATTAAAGACTTCAAGAAGATCTTTAAATATAATGCTTCAAGAATGGGGCAACAGAGGTATTCACTATTGGGAAATAGGAGAACTTGATCTTGATTTAATACAGGGTCAGTCTGAATATAAATTTTTTAGAGAAGCTGCGGATGGTACAAGTGCTACATCAAATCCAAATGGTGTATATGGAATATCCGATGTCCTTGAAGCACAATTAAGAACTAATAGAACCGCTACAAATCAATCAGATAGTCCTATGACTAAAGTTGATAGATCAACTTATGGTGCTTTTTCAAATAAACTATCACAAGGTACACCTAATCAATATTGGGTCCAAAGATTCATAGATCATGTTAGTATAAATGTTTATCCTACACCAGATGCAACTAATGCATCTAAAGATGTTCACTTCTATTACATAAAAAGAATTCAAGATGTTGGATCTTATACCAATGCAACTGATATGCCTTTTAGATTTGTACCGTGTATGGTTTCTGGGTTAGCTTATTATTTATCCATGAAGTATGCACCACAAATGACTCAACCAATGAAATTATATTATGAGGATGAATTAGCTAGAGCTCTTGCAGAAGATGGTTCGGCTTCAAGTACATTCATTACACCTAAAGCTTATTACCCAGGAACTTAATGTCTAAATACGCAACAGGAAAACATTCAAAAGCGATTTCCGACAGATCAGGTATGGAATTTCCATATAAAGAAATGGTTAGAGAATGGAATGGTGCGTTTGTACATTATACGGAGTATGAACCTAAGCAACCCCAACTTGAACCAAAACCAATTGGTGGTGATGGTGTTGCATTACTACAAGTAAGACCTGATAGAACGGAACCTATTACAACTGTAATGATACCACAAGATGGTTTTAAAACTTATCAAGCAGGATCAGGAATTATAAATGTAAATGTACCGGGACATGGTTTAACAAATGGCACAACATATTTATTTAGAGGTGCACCAACAATTTCACCTGGAACAGGAACAACAACTAATCCTGTTTTTGCTTATGCAACTATTCCTAACTTTGATGGAATTACAGGAGTACAAATAGGACAAGGATCCGGATACGCTATAACAACTGGTCTTTATGATAGTGGAGCAAGAGTTACAACAGACTATGCTTTGTCAAATTTCTTCTTCTTTACAGTTAATGCAGATACTGCTACAACAGGAAATATTAACGGAGGAGGTTATGGTTGTTCGATAGGACCCATAACTATACAAGCATGATTAGATTTTTTTTAAACTGGATAAAAGCTGCAATTACACCACATAGACAAAAAGATGAGCATCTTGAGTTTTATGAAAACAAAAAAAGTCATTGTGATAACTGTCCTAAATATAAACACAGATGTCCTGATTGTAGAGAGGCAGTTAAATAATGGCTTACACTTTAACTAACTTACAAGACGATATTAGAAACTACACAGAAGTAGATGATGGTGTTTTGACAACAGGTATTCTAAATACCATGATTAAAAACTCTGAAAACAAAATATATAGAGAATCAGATTCTGATGATAATAGATTTTATGCAACATCTAATTTAGCAGCTGGAAGTCGATATGTTACCATACCTTCAGATTTAAGATTTATAAGATATGTCCAGTTGACAGATGCTGCTGGAAATCAAACTTTTTTAGAAAAAAAAGATACAAGTTATATGGCTACTTTTTACGATACACCTGGAACAGCTTCAGGTATTCCAAAGTATTATGCTAATTGGGATGCTAATTATTGGGTTGTAGCACCTACTCCAAATAGCACTAATTTAATAACTTTAGCTTATACAAAACAACCAGATTCAATAACAGCTTCACCAGGAAGTACTCAAGGAACTTACACAAGTAATAAATATCAAGATTTACTTTTGTACGCTTGTCTGGTAGAAGCATATGGATACTTGAAAGGTCCCGCAGATATGTTACAATACTACGAAGGATCTTTTAAAAGAGCTTTACAATCGTACGCGATCGAACAACAAGGTCGAAGACGCCGGGATGAATGGGAAGATGGAACCATTCGTACTCCTTTAAAATCTGAATCACCATCAAAATACTAAGGAGATAAAAAATGGCAAATATAGTACCTGACTCTTTTAAAACAAACCTACTTGGTGGTACGTTTGATTTTGATTCATCTGGTGGATCAACTTTCAAATTAGCACTTTATACAACACAAGCTGGTTTTAGTACTTCAACAACTGCTTATACGACTTCCAATGAAGTTTCTTCATCTGGTACGAATTATACTGCAGGTGGAAATACTTTAACTAACAATGGTGTTGCTATAGCAAGTAATGTTGCATTCGTTGACTTTGCAGATTCTACTTTTAGTTCTGTAACGTTATCAGCAACAGGGGCATTGATTTATAAAGGTTCAAGTAATGAAGCTGTATTAGTATTAGACTTTGGCGGAACAAAAACTGCAACTAACGGTGATTTCGTTGTTCAGTTTCCAACTGCAAATTCTTCTAATGCAATCATTAGACTTGGCGACGCGTAATAATTAAAAGGAAATAGTAATGGCATTTGTACTCAACGACAGAGTTAAGGAAACATCTACTACGACAGGGACTGGTACGTTCAGTTTAGCCGGAGCAGAAATTGGTTTCGAAAGCTTTGTATCTGGAATAGGAACTACTAATAGTACATTCTATGCAATTTCAAACGATGGAAAAAATGAGTTTGAAGTTGGTATTGGAACTGTAACAGATGCATCGCCAGATACTCTTTCAAGAACTACAATTATTTCGTCAACAAATTCTGATAACGCAGTAAACTTTACATCAGGAACTAAAACTGTATTTTGTACATATCCCGCAAAACGTGCGCCGTCTGCAAGTATGACAGCCACAACTTATGTAACAACACACTCGTCAACAATCTCGGATGTTCAAACAATGGACTCAGGAGTTTTAGCAGGACCGGTAACGGTTTCAGGTAATGTTACAGTAACAGGAACATTGGTAATAATATAATGAGTCAAATAGAAGTAGATAAAGTAATACCGCAGTCAGGAACTAATTTACAAATTGGTGAAGCTGGTGATACTATTAATTTAACTACTGCAACTGTAAATTTACCGACTGGTGTTGGTGGAACAGCATGGCAAGCAGTTAAAACCTCTAGTTTTACTGCAGCGGCAGGTGAAGGATATTTTGTAAATACAACAGGTGGAGTTATTACAGCAACTTTACCAGCGTCTGCAACCATTGGAAACGAAGTTTCAATAATAGATTATGCTGGAACAGCAGATACAAATAATATAACAATAGGAAGAAATGGACATAACATTCAAGGTGCAGCATCAGATATGACAGTGTCAACTGAAAGAGCCGCTTTTACATTAGTTTATGTTGATTCAACTCAAGGGTGGTTATTAAGAGAAAAATAATATGGCTAATTATAAAGATTTAAAATATGTATTTCCTGCAAGTTCAATTGCATCTGGAACTATATCAAATTCTCGTTTAAGTATAACAGAATTTGACGATAATAAAATTGTCAATGATATTTCTACTTTAGGATTAAGAGTACACACTCAAGAAAATCTTAATGCAAGTAATTCTAACTCTGCGTCTTTTGATGTATTCCAAGATAGCTCGGCTATTTCTAATTTAACTAATTGTGCTAGAAATGCTAGTGAATTTATCTCATCAATACAGGATGGTATAGGAACTGTCACAAATGGTTCAACTACATTTACAGATGGCTCAGATGAAAACCATACTATTACATCATCAAATTCACAATGGAGTACAGCAAATGGTGGTGCATTGGGTGGTGGTGCTGGAATTTATAATTATGTTGGCAGTAATAATGGATATTTAAACATTGCAAACACTAATTCATTTATTCATCAATTAGGTTCAAGTGATTTTACAATAGAATTTTTTCAATATGAAACAGCAAGTAGTTCTCATAGAGGAGTTTTAGGTTATTCTGACGGTGGTATTCAACAATGGCAAATTGCAACTAATCCTACTATTTCATTAAAATGGTGGGCAAGTAATGATGGTTCTAATTGGAATATGGGTCAGAATGCTGGTGTAACAGATAACGATGTTAGTGGTCCAGGAAATAGTGCTTGGTCACATTGTGCAGTTGTTAGAAGTGGAGACAATTTTTATGGATATAACCATGGTTCAAGACGAGCTAGTTGGACAGGAAGTGGTGCGTTAAATGATGAAAATTCTGATTTTAGAGTTGGCTCAACTGGTAATGTTTCTAATGCTCATCATGGTTATATAGACCAACTTAGAATTTCTAATACTGCTAGATATACTAACTCAACTTATACAATACCATCTGGTTCAAATGGCTACACAAAAGATAGTAATACTAAATTAATTATTGGTTCTAAATTTCCAACTTTAGTGACATCTGCAACTGGCTCATTTACTGGAAATAATATTACAGCGTCATCAACGAACAAGATGGGTGCAGTAATTACTTACCAAGATAATGCAGGTACTAACGCATTAAATACAGATATAGTTTTACAATTATCAGCAGATGGAGGAAGCAATTTTAGCACAGCTACAATGACAGCTTTACCAGATTTTGCTACTGGTATTAAGATGGCGAAAGTGAATGACTTGAGTGTGACAGCGGGAACAAGTTTAAAATATAAAATATCTTTTGCTAATCAAGCTAGTGGTTCAAAAGAAGCAAGAATTAGAGGAGTGTCTTTACAATATTAATATGAGTGAAGTAAAAGTAAATAAAATAAGTCCAAGGTCCGGGACCGGTGTACAGCTAGGAGATAGTGGAGATACTATAACTGTACCTAGTGGTGCAACACTAACTGGTACACAGAACATTGCAAACACTGCTCTTATAGGTTCAGGACAAATTACAATCAATGGTACTGCGGTAGCATTAGGTGGATCTATTACTTTAGTTACAGAAACAAGACCAACAGTAACAGGTATCAGTCCTTCAGCGATTGAAAATACTCAAACATCTGTTGTTATTACAGGAACTAATTTTGTATCTGTTCCATTAGTTACAGCAATCAACTCAACTACCGGTGCACAATTTGTAGCGGATGAAGTTACATTTACTTCAGCTACAAGTATTACAGCAAAATTTACTATTTCAGTTGATGCAAGTTACAAATTATATGTAGAGAATCCAGATGGTAACGCAGTTCAAACTGGAGCTATACTAACAGTATCAGATGCACCCGCTTGGCAAACTGCAGCAGGTACACTAGGAACATTTTCAGGAGCAACAAGTATTGGAACAATAACTTTAACAGCAACAAATTCTACAGGGATGGCTGTACAATCAGGATCGTTACCTGGTGGAATTACATTGAATAGTGGATCAGGATCTAGTACACTAACAGGTACTGAATCAGGCGCTTCTGCTGACACAACTTTTAACTTTACAATTAGAGCAACAGATGCTGAAGGTCAAACAGCAGATAGAGCATTTAGTTTAACATTTACATTTGGAGCTAACAACTCTATGAGTTTCAACTAGGATATTATTATGGCAAACAGTTACTTAAATAAAACATTTAGTGGAAATGGAAGTACAACTAAATTTACTGCATCTTTTTGGGTTAAAAGAAGTAAAATAGGTGCAAGACAAGAAGTAATAGCTAAATGGTC